GTATACGACGTGAGATGTCCATAGAAAGCTCCCAGACGCTCCGTGGTAAGCGGTAGGATTGATTGAGTACCTCAACCTTATCTGTGCAGTTAATGAAGTCATCGACGTTTACAGACGTCCAACGGTGAATAGCCTGATCATCATCCCCTGCAATCAACACCTCGTCCGCATATTCGGACATCTTCTTTACCATCTCCCATTGTAATGGTGTAAGATCTTGGGCTTCATCAACGATCAACAGATCTAGGTTCGGTGGATCTGCTATGTCTATGTACTTGGCAATCATGTCTGAGAAATCTACACGACCTGTCTTGCTCTTGTATTCCTCTAGCTGCTGTTGGATCTGCACAAGTTTAGAGAAACTCAGGTCGCGATCCTCCTCGTAATTAAATTCAAAGTCCAGGTTAGACATCCGATAGACCGAGCGCATAATGATCTGTAGGTACTTGGCTCCTGATCCTTTCATGCTTGGCACAGCTATCCCATCGTGCACGGACGTAGAGTCTGCACCATCAAAATCCAACGCAAGCATCTTTCCCAGTCTTTGAAAATCCTGACGGCTCAACACGTCTCCTTGGGCCAGGCCCAGTCCATGATACCCAGTGGCATGGAGCGTTTTAAAATGGGGGAAGTCTTGCTTAGTTAAATTAAACTTAGCACAGGATCGATCAATGAACTCACCTATCGCTTTGGTGGTAAAGGAGACCACACCAATACGAGAAGGATGCACACCCTCTTCAAGCTTTGCCTGTACTCGTTCGATCAACGTATAAGTCTTGCCGCAACCTGGAGGTCCCAAGATCAGCGTAGCATTATCAATCATCAGTACGACGACCCTCTAACCAGTCCTCAATGTCCTGTTTATTCCAACGACTAGCAGCCCGTCGAGCATCTCCGTTGCCAAGTTTGTAGGGCTTGGGAAAGTTTCCCTCGTTTACCCACTTATAAATGGCAGACTCAGATACATCGAGCCAATCTGCTATGTCCTTTGCTTTTAAAAAATTAGAATGGGATTTCATTTTCCATCTCCTCTATAGGTATAGATACCTCTTCATTCTCAAATGCAGGAACCCACCACACACGAACGGTGGTTCTTGATCCGTCTTCTTTAGTTATATTTTTATGACCATAACACTCTCTATCACCGTTTAATTTCTTCAGCTGCTCTTGGATCTGTGCCCTTGTAAAAGCAGTGAACCTCCTGTTGTGCAAGAACTCTGTCAAACCTGCCATGGTAAACGAAGTGTACCCCTCGTTGTCTGTAAACGGTTTACCCTGTAACAATTCCTCTGGGTGCAACGCTCTAATACGGCTGGTGCAATACGCCCTGAGTAATGCTTTGAACTCTCCAGTTATCGTCAGTTCTTCTGGAACTTCCTGAGTCGTAGCCTCTAACATCAACCTTTGAAGTATAGATAGCCATGTCTTTGGCCTCATGGTTGGAGGCACAACTTGAGCCTGTTCCATACAAGCACGTTGGAATAACGTCTGGTTTTGAAGCTGTTCCGTGTTCAACTGAACACGTTGCCCTGCCACCGTCAGGAAATACAGTCGGGGTTCGGACTTAATAATCATCAGGTTCTGTACCTCTATGTCAGATCCTACCTCTCCAATACCAAACTTCAAAGACATACACAGTTCTTTGTCGCAGTAACTCTTGAACGGTTCCTGTTCACACGTATAAAAATATTCCTTCTTATTTAAACTTTTCTGTAACGCCAAGACTTCTTTGGCTTCAAGTGGTGGAGAAAACAACTGTTGGTTTATGGTCTCCATCTCCGCTTTCCAGTTGTCCCCATGTTTCATTCGGCAATACACACCAAGCATAAATAGTTTCTTGTTGCGATCCTCACCCGAAGGTCCGTCACGAAACAAATGCTGAAGACATGGCGGAGCGTCCGACAATAATTTCCTCGGCTTGTTGTTCTTGGATCTCAGTCCCTCTAATTCCGAAACGTGAACCTTGATCTTTTCTATGGCATTGAGAAAGTCATCAATCTCCATGGCCTCAACCTTTTGGTTGAAGCAATATCTCTGTGGCAATTCCGCATTGAAGTATGGCAAATTAATGAAGTTACCCACGTCGCCTCTGTCCGCCAGGATGATGTCCTGCTTTGGAAAGATCTCACATCCACTATGTCCCAGAGCGACTGCCATCTCTACCAGATACTCTCGTACAACCTTTGCCTGTTCGTATTCTTTCAAGAACAGATACAAATGTGCCCCGCCTGACTTCGATCTGCAATGCAGCAGCGGTAGCTTTAGCTTTTGTATTCGACGCTGTAGTTCGTTGTGGTCTAAATCATAGATGTCTATATCCAGAGCACCCCACCTACATTTGTTTTCTTCATTGATCGGGATAGCCCCGACCCCCTGCTCACCATCAATGTGTCCTTGCATAATCTTAACTGTCAATGCTTGCCGTACAATCCTACTGTCAGCATCGGCTTTACCATTCCTGCCAATCCGACCGACTGTAGTTGTACCATGTGCAACCTTCGAACCCTCGAAGGCCGCAAGCATTCTGTCTGCTAATGACATGCTTGGCTCCTGTTGGGTGAAAAACACGGTAAATCTTTTTGAGAAGATCTACCGTGTTAGATTTTAGAAGGGTATTTCGTCGCCTTGATCTTCGGCTTGGTTGTCAGTCTGAGAAGAGTCTTGTGTTTTAGCCTGCTCTTCTACAACCTTAACTTCACCTGCCATTACGCTTTGTCTGAATGACTTAGCCTCTTCAAACAATTCCCTCTTGTCACTAGGAATAGGTCCAACCTTTGATACGGCATAGTTCGCATACTTCTGGTTGTTTTTGTTAACCTCTTGGACACTACTTAGTTTCCAGATCGTACTGTAAATAGGAATGATCTGTAAGTTTCCTGTCTTCGGGTTACGTGCCTTGTTCATAGCAATCATGGTGCGCCATCTCTTTGCCACCTTACGTTGAGTGCTTGTCATAGATAAGACAACAGGCTCATAGTCTCCTTCTTTGATAACCAAGCAGTAGTAATCATCTGAAATCACCAACTCATTGTCATTCGGAAGAAGATCCATAGTCCTGCCTCCCTCAACAATACGATTAGCTTGTTGAATAATAGGGTCTGTTGGATCAAGTTCTCCTACAAAACCACCACCCTTTACCAAAGGAACCCATTCTTTGTAGGCTGTCTTTGTGTAACAAGGTATAACATCAGCTTCTTGGTACACTTCTGATGTCAAACTGTTAAACATTTCACCCGCACCTAGTCCCTCAATATACTTGGCATCACTCTTGTCCAACTCTGGTGACAAGGATTGTGCTAGTTTAAGGAACGGTATCTGTAACTCTTCTGCTGAAAAGACTGCGCCTTCGGAGCCGTCTTCAAACATATCGTTTACAAATTCTGAGACCGCTGTCTCTTTTGTTTTCGCCACTGCATTAGCCATCTACATTCTCCTCATCTGGTCTAACTATTTTTTGCCATTCATCTAATTTGATTTCCATTTCTTCTATATGATTACTTGCCTCTTTCTTAGTCATGGGAAAGGAAGCATCTAGAATAATAGGAGCAACAAAGTCTGCCCCAGATTCATACGCTAACTTTTGAAGTTCCAACGTCATAACTTGTATCTTGGCGAGTTGTTTGACAGTCGCCGCTGATCTATGCAGAGCCATAATCTGGTCTGTATAATCACTCTTTCGCATACTATTTCCTCCTGATTTCTGCTGCGTTAGTTACATATGCCCCGAACAAATCGAGATCTATTGGTGTGCCTTTTGTAATTTGTTCTTTTACAAAAGCCTTCAACGTAGAAGGATGCACATGGGTCTTGGTCTTCGGATCAAAACCTTTGTCACGCAGTAAACCAATCACGTCCCCTGCCATATTGTCTTCACCTTTACCAAACGAACAGGTCACATCATTCTTAATGATGTCGTCCATTCCATTTTCACGTAGCCATGCGAAAGCTTTCTCTCTGTTTGCTACAGGAATAGAAGCTTGAACAATCATCTTACGTGCAACGGTCACACCGTCTACGTCCAGACGTTCAATACCCATCTCATCCATCAATGCAGGAATGCTGTTGGTCTGCATATTCATCTTGTTTGATTTGAGCTTGGAAAGATATTCTTCGGTAGTAGCAATCTCGTCTTCTACCTGTCTTAGTTCTCGGACAAGATGCGATAGCTGCTTGCCCTTATTCTCTTCGATGTCTTCGAGCACTTGGCCCTCATCGAATATGTCTTCAAAGATGTCACTCATCTAGTATCTCCTCTTCAGGGTTCGGTTGACAAACCATTTCGCCATCCGTATTATGGACTCTACTGGAGGTATGTGATGACTGTCAAGTACAAATATAAACTAAAACCATTCAAGCATCAGGAGGATGCGCTCGAAAAAGGTTGGGACAAACTTGAGTTTGCTTTCTTTATGGAAATGGGTACAGGAAAATCAAAAGTCCTGTTAGATAATCTAGGAATGTTGTTCCTGGCAGGGCGAGTAAACTTCGCTCTGATCCTCGCACCAAAGGGTGTATATAGAAACTGGGTAACCAAAGAAATACCAGAACATATGTCAGATGAAGTACCACATCGAGTGATTCGATGGGTTGCTTCTCCTAACAAAAAACAAAAAGAAGAAATGCAATCAGTCAAAGAACCTTTTGCAGGGCTGACAATCTTTGTCATGAATGTTGAATCGTATTCTACACGCAAGGGCCAGGTTGCCGGAGAGTGGATGGCAAACTCATTCGGATCTCTGGGATGTATTGCAGTGGACGAATCAACAACCATAAAGAATCATAAAGCCAAGCGCACAAAAGCACTATTAAAAATATCCAAAAAATTTATGTACAAAAGACTATTGACAGGTTCTCCTGTTACAAAAAGTCCTCTGGATGTTTTCGCACAGACCGAGTTCCTTCGACCTGGTCTCATGAATCATGAATCTTTCTACTCGTTTCAGGCTCGATACGCTGTGGTTCAACGTCGGACTATGGGTAGCCACGCCTTTCAACAGGTTGTGGGATACAAAAATCTTGACGAACTTACTGAGAAGATCGATGCGTTCAGCTTCCGTGTACTCAAGAAAGATTGTTTGGATCTGCCAGACAAAATCTACACGGCTCGGTATGTCACCCTGACTGACGAACAATATAAAATGTACAGCGATCTACAAAGACAAGCAATGTTGTTACTTGACGATGGTGAAATGGTAACTGCTCCGGCTGTCATTACACAGATGCTACGCATTCAACAGGTTCTATCAGGACATCTAAAGACTGACGATGGTGAAATGAAATACTTTCCTTCACGTCGCATGGATGCATTGGAGGAGATCCTCGAAGAACACGACGGCAAAGCAATCATCTGGTCTCGGTTTCGATACGACATCATCAAGATAACAGAGATGCTAAACAAAAAGTTTGGAAAGGGATGTGCCGCTGCATACTATGGGGATACCTCGGATGATGAGCGTAATAATATCGTGACTAATTTTCAACAATTAAAAAATCTAAAGTTCTTTGTAGGCAATCCTGCGACCGCAGGCTACGGCCTGACTTTGACCGAAGCTGATCTCGTGATATACTATGCCAACGACTTTAACCTGGAGACCCGCATACAATCAGAAGATCGTGCTCATCGTATTGGTCAAAAGAAAAATGTAACTTACATTGATCTTGTATCCGAGGGCACCATTGACGAGAAGATAGTCGAAGCACTCAGAAACAAAATTAACATCGGCGCAAAAGTATTAGGAGAAGAGGCAAGAGAATGGCTAAGTCTAAAGCCCACGAAGAACTAATCGAAACAGTTGTAGACTACAAACGTGGACTACGAAACCTGAAGACTGGGACAGAAGAACTGGTTCGCATATCTGGACTAACACCAGACATAGCCGCCGCATTTCTGACAGACATGAAACGGAACAGTGTCACCCAGATCCGTGGGTATTCCAAAGAACCAGAACGATTGCGTAAAGGAAAAGAAAAAGCCCCGTCGAAACGGGGCTAGTTACCGAGGCCACAGGCGTGAGCCTTGAGCAGTGTGACTATACAGTAACAGATCCAGTCTGTTTTGCATACTCTTTTCTTATAATCACAGACAACTGTCGGGTCATCGTCCGTTGTTCGTCGTCCGCGAGTTCCTTCAATCTCTCATGATCTTCAGGCAACAACGCTACATTACAGAAACGTCGTTGCTCTTCTTTCTTTTTAGCCATTGGTTGCTCCTTAGTTGTAGTGTGCTTATACACTACTGGTTACCAAAGAACAACATATAAGCATCAACTTTATAGAACCTGTCTTTGTTGCGTTCCATGGCGGCAATCACCTCAGATTCTTCCCGATCCAAGTCAGCAGCTATCATGCTTGGCGTGTATGGAAAGTCTATCCCATTGGATTTGATGTACATGACTATCTCTTTTTCAAGATCGTCATCTGCAACATGGGCCAGGTCCAGATCAACGTGCACAGGTTCAACTCGCATTGCTCTCCACGGTATCTGATCACGTTTGTCTGGATAGTTTGGTAACAAGAACGCATTATAGACGTTACCTGGTTGCACGTTCATAGCCGTCACGAGCCTTGCATTCAGGAATACTTGCTCTCCTTTCGGTGTCACAGCAAACCCACTACCAGTCGGGTTCAAGTATTCAACAATCACCTGCTGTCGTCGCGTTTCATTAAGATCAAAAATTTGGTTCATAGAGTATTCCTTCTTCTTCCTTTTGTTTGTAGTAATTGATTTCATTTACCAGACCCTCGATCCTTGGATCATCTGGGTCTGCCCATTCTATATCGTCGCGCACCTTTTCCAATTTTTTTATAAGCACACTGACCAGTTCAACTTCTGCTATTCCCAATACTTTCATTTCTCCTCCCCCCTAGGTAATGCATATTTTCTAATTATAACGAACACGTTGTGCTCTTCCATGTGCAGTGCGTCTGCTATCTGATGTGCAAGCATACCGTGATTCAATAAATTATTCACAGTCTTTGCTTCCATAGACAGGGGACGTTCACTCGGATATATTATTTTCTTTTTTATTGGCAAAGAATTTATCTGCATCTTTGGATTAACCTGTCGATCCAGTTTATTCTGCGCCTCCCAAGCTTTGCGATACAGATCTTCATACCGAACTCTGTGCGCTTCGCTTTTGTAAACTTTTCCTTTTACTTTGGCTTTCATTTTTTTCTCCCGTTTCTGGCATCGTATATGAAAAATTAACCGTTTGATTTGTCGTCGTTTCAATTATTAATTTAAAATTTTTTATTTCTTTTTTTTCTAACAGTTCAGAAATTTTTGCAGATACAAATTTTATGTAACCATCTTTTCTTTTATACCCCGTGCTCGGAGTATACATTACTAAATGTTTGGGCATACTCTATCTTCCTCCATGTATCCGTATTCCAATTGCTTTTAATTCATTAACGTAATCGTTTAACTCATCCCTTGCCGCCCACAACTCTCGTTCAATCCCAGGTCGGGCATCTCTGCGCCCTTTTTCATCCTGTAAATTATCAACCTGTTGTTTCAACCATTTGAGTTGTGCAGCTTGGAACACACTCAACTGCTCATCTCCCATATCACTCCTCCTTTTCTGGTCTTACCTTCGGTTTAATTACCTTCGATACCCTGTCCGTGGGATAACACCCCATCGAAATGTCATTGCCATACAAGTCAAACAAATAGTCGTACATAAAATCTGCACTTCTGTTTTCCATGGCTCTTGAACAATGCTTCTCGCTCTCAAACCATACAGCCGTTTCAATATCGTGACCGTGCAAGGTGTATGCAATCACCAACGCCGTGAAGTATTCAATCATGAATCTTTGTCCTTCTTAATTGCCTGAAGTAAAAGAGTGTCTGCGTCCTTCATTACTTTCAAAGCTTTCGGATCAACTGCCCTCATCATGCCTTCGAACTGGTCTTCCGACATATCCTCCTTGCACTCAAAGTATGCGTCCTTCAATTCACGCTCTATCAATTCACGGATCTCCATCAAGGCCACCACTTTATTCGGTGGCCTTGATGCATAGAACTCCTCCCATTCAATCTTGGTTTCAAATAACGGCACCTCAGTGTCTGCGGTTTTCCATCCTATCTTCATGATCAAATTCATTTAACAACTGCCCAAATGCTCTCGTTTCCTGCATCTTTGCCAGTGTCCTTGATCTTCCCTGCCTTCCGCAGCTGAGACAATGTCGTGCGTACAATCGTCAGCTTCACGCCTGATCTATCAGCGATTTGTTTTGCGGTTCCGATATCTCGATCTAGTTCCGCCAGGATTTGTTCCTTGCGCGTAAGCTTTGCGCCCGACCGTTGTTTGGTCTTGATCCTTTGCCATAGTTCTTTAAACATTTTTCTTCCTCCATTCGTAAAAGATTTCATTTATCACAGCCCGATACTCCTCTTGATTGTCGAACTGATCGATTGCTAATGATCCTATTATATCACACAGTAAGTCTAAGTCTTCACTCATCTCCCCAATCCTTTCTGTCTTCCTCGTTGCGCCACCCTTCGAAGTACGCATTGACTTCGCCAGTGGTCATCTCTTCCTCAATCACAACATCCTTGCCCAGATTGTCCAACCAAATGTGGGGCACTGGCTCCCGACCATAGTACCGATCAGCCGAGCCGCGATTAGCGGCTCTCTCTTCACGATCCATCATCCAAGCTTTCACTCTTCCCATCACGCCACCTCCTTCTTTTTTCTGGGATGATATTTTTTCTCGTAGTCGAACCACTTGCGGCGAAACGAATTGGTAAAGTCATCCATGTAGTCCCGAAATAAATCGGGGCACTCATGACCGTTCGTGTGCGCCACCCACATGCGGATGTGTTGTAAGACAAGGTTCTCTAACTCGTCTTGATTTAATGGTAATCTAGTTTGCATCTCTCACCTCCATGTAACTTTCGATTAACCCTTGCGCGACTTGCGCTGTGATGGCGTTGCCGTAGGCGCGGAGTCGTCCCACTCTGGCGGTAGCCCCATCAACCAACG